ACTGACCGTATCTGCCTGATGGGTCACAAGGACTCGATGGTGTTGGTTGAGCAGATCGGCATCCGTTCGCAGACTCAGTACAAGCAGGAATACCTCGGTACCCTGTTCACTGCTGACACTCTGTACGGCGTGAAGGCTCTGCGCACTGCCGCGTCTTCATCGGCTGCTAACGCATCCGGCGCTTACGCTTTGGCTGTACCAGCCTAATGAATAGCCCCCGGCCACAAGCTGGGGGCATCTTTTTAAGGAGATTCAAATGGCAACCGCATCAGCAGTAACATCCCGCAGAGGCAACGATCAGTTCCGGGGCATCTTCAGCGACACATGGGTGGTCACAGCCACTTTGAACGCTGGCTCCTTGGTTGACGCCGCTGGCGAGACTGACGACATCACAATCCCCGGCGTTGCCTTGGGTGATATGGTTATCGGCGCGTCTTTGGGCGTGGATTTGGTTGGCTTGACCGTTACCGGCTATGTGTCGGCAGCAAATACCGTCAAATTCCGTGTTCAAAACGAGTCTGGCTCGACCGTTGACTTGGCTTCTTCAACGCTCCGCGTTGTAGTGGCTCGCATGGTCTAAATGACAGGGGGGCTTCGGTCCCCCTTTCTACAGAAAGAAAATCATGGCTACATATCGTTGTTTGGCAAGTGGTAATACGGTGACGTTCACTTTGCAACACGACATTGACTCGATGCGCGGCCACGGCGGCTACGTTTTGGTTGATGAGCAAGGTGAGCAGGTAAAGGTCCAAGAGGCCAGCAAAGAACTACCGATGACGCCCGCTGTGCCCGTAAAGCGCATGGGCAGACCCCGCAAGGCAGTAACCATCTAAGGAGCACACCATGCCAATGGTCGGAACAAAGAAGTTTGCCTACACACCCAAGGGCAAAAAAGAAGCCAAAGACATGTCGATGAAGACGGGCAAGCCTGTCAAGTCCATGCCTGTTCGCGGCTCACGCACGGCAACCAACAAAGCCAAAAAAGGCTACTGATGAAGCCCGGCCTCTACGCCAACATCGCAGCCAAGAAAGACCGCATCAAAGCGGGTTCTGGCGAGAAGATGCGAAAGCCCGGCGCCAAGGGCGCTCCAACAGCAGCCGCCTTCAAGGCTGCTGCCAAGACGGCGAAAAAGAAATGAAAACCCCCGCCTGGCAGCGCAAAGAAGGACAGTCCAAGACCGGAGGCTTGAACGCCAAGGGTCGGGCGTCTTATAATGCGGCAACCGGGGGTGATCTCAAAGCCCCCGTGAAGTCGGGCGACAACCCAAGACGGGCCTCCTTCTTAGCACGCATGGGCAATATGCCTGGGCCTGAGATGAAAGACGGTAAGCCCACCCGGCTGCTCTTGTCTCTGAAGGCTTGGGGCGCATCATCCAAAGAGGATGCTAAGTCCAAAGCCAAGGCGATCTCCGCAAGGAACAAGAAATGAGACCCATATCTGTCGGCATCAACCCCACCGCTGGGGCGACCACCACGGTCTACACCGTGCCGACGGGTTATTACGCGCTGTTCAACCTGCTGTACGTCCACAACACGGGGGGTGGGTCCAAGACTTTGACCGTCCAGTGGTACGACGCAAGCGCGGCCACCACCATTGATATCCTGACTGCGGTGACCTACACCAGCAAGACGTACACACAGTTTGACAACGCCTATGTCGTCATGGAAGAAGGCGACCAACTGCGCGTCACACCAGAATCAGGCAGCGCGTTTTCGATCATCGCAACCTTTGAACAAATCGGATTGACACGCCAATGACCTACCTTCAACTCATCAACGATGTGCTGATACGGCTGCGCGAGACGCAGGTGTCGTCCAGCAACGAAACAACCTACTCCACCTTGATCGGGCGGTTTGTCAACGACGCCAAGCGCCAGATTGAGGACGCCTTTAGTTGGAACGTGTTGGGCCAGACGGTGACGATCACCACCACACCCGGCACGTACATTTATTCGCTGACTGGCTCTGGCCAGAAGTTCCAAGTGATGGACGCGCTCAACACGACCGCCAACGTCGGTATGCAGAACATCAGCTTCGTGCAGATGAACCGCTTCCAGAATCTGGTGCCCGCGATCAGCGGCATCCCTGAGTACTACGCATTTGACGGTGTGGACGGCAACGGCGACACCAAGGTGGTGCTGTACGCCCGTCCTGATGGGGTCTACGTCCTCCCGTTTGCGCTGACCGTGCCTCAAGCGCCCCTGTCGGCTGACAACACGCTGGTGCTGGTGTCTGACGCGCTGGTGGTGCAAAACGCTTATGCCCGTGCTCTGGTCGAGCGCGGCGAGGACGGCGGCTTGAACTCGTCCGAGGCGTACCAACTTTATCGCGGGATGCTGGCTGATCAGATTGCGCTGGAGGGCACCCGCTATCCAGAGAACCAAGAGTTTGTCGCCATATGAGCCAAGCCCTCCAGACCGCAAGCATCTCAGCGCCAGGCTTCTTTGGCCTGAACACGCAGGACAGCCCTCTGGACTTGGCGCAGGGTTTTGCCTTGGTCGCAACGAACTGCATCATTGACCAGTACGGTCGCATCGGCTCGCGCAAGGGCTGGGCACGGGTCAACGCCTCGTCCGGCGCTCTTGGGGCCAACAACGTGGGCGTCATCCATGAACTGGTGCAGGCTGACGGCACGCTGACCGTGCTGTTCGCGGGGAACAACAAGCTGTTCAAGCTGGACGGCTCCAACGCTGTGTCTGAGTTGACCTATGGGGGCGGGGGTACTGCGCCCACGATCACGGCCAGCAACTGGTCGGTGGCTTCGCTCAACGGCATCACTTACTTCTTCCAGACGGGCCACGACCCGCTGATCTTTGACCCAACCATCAGCACCACAACATATCGCCGCGTCAGCGAGAAGACAGGCTACGTCGGCACTGTGCCCTCAGGCAACATCGTGCTGTCTGCCTTTGGCCGCTTGTGGGTTGCGGATACCGCCACCGACAACGTGACGGTGTTCTTCTCTGACCTGCTGTCCGGCCATGTTTGGAGCACGGGCACAGCGGGCACGCTGAACATCGACCGGGTGTGGCCAAACGGCTCAGACGAGGTGACTGGCCTCGCGGCCCACAACGGCTTTCTGATCATCTTCGGCAAGCGCCAGATTCTGGTCTACGCCAACGCCACGACACCCGCCACGATGAGCCTGAGCGACACGGTGGGGGGCATTGGCTGCATCGCCCGTGACACCATTCAGAGCACGGGCAAGGACATCTTGTTCCTGTCTAACTCAGGCATCCGGTCGTTTGCCAGGACGATTGTGGAGAAGTCAGCGCCCTTGGGCGACCTGTCCAAGAACATCCGCAGCGACTTCATGTCAATTGTGGCGGGCGAGACGCTGGCCAACATCAAGTCGGTGTACTCAGAGGCAGAGGCGTTCTATCTGCTGACGCTGCCGTCGGTGAAAGAGGTGTACTGCTTTGACACCCGCACGCAGTTGCAAGACGGCGCGTTTCGAGTGACGAACTGGGACTCGATTGAGCCAACGGCGCTGCTGTCCAAGCGCAACGGTGACGTACTGATCGGCAAGAATGGCTATATCGGCAAGTACGGCACTTATCAAGACCACACATCGCTGTATCGGATGCAGTACTACACGAACCACGCTGATCTGGGTAACCAGAACGTAACGTCGCTGCTCAAGCGGCTAAAGGTGGTGGTGATCGGCGGTACAAACCAATTTGTGACGATGAAGTGGGGCTTTGATTTTCTAACCAACTACCAGTCGGCCAACGTGCTCATTCCCGTGCAGGGCATCTCTGAATACGGCGTTGCGGAGTATGGTGCCAACGGGTCGCCCGTGGCTCAGTATTCAGAAGGTGTGGCCTTGCAAACTTTGAGTGTGCAGGCGACTGGCAGCGGTAAAATCGTGCAAACAGGCTACGAGACCAACATCAGCGGCTCACCTCTGTCAATTCAACGGATTGAGATTCAATCTAAAGACGGGAAAGTATCATGAGCAATTATACAAAAAGCACCAACTTTGCCACCAAGGACGCGCTGCCATCGGGTGACGCGCTCAAGATTGTCAAGGGCACCGAGATCGACACCGAGTTCAACAACATCGCCACGGCGGTGGCGACCAAGGCTGATTTAGCTTCGCCTACGTTCACAGGTACGCCTGCGCTGCCTACGGGCACAACAGCGGTGACGCAAAGTGCAGGCAACAACACCACCGCGTTGGCGACCACGGCGTTTGTGACCGCAGGTCTGCAAGCTCTCTACCCCGTTGGCTCCATCTACATCAACGCAGGTGTGACAACCAACCCCGCGACGCTGCTCGGGTTCGGTACTTGGACAGCCTTCGGCGCTGGTCGGGTCATGGTGGGCTTAGACGGCAGCGATGCCTTGTTCGATGCGCTTGAGGAAACTGGCGGTAGTAAGGATGCCACGCTGGTTAGCCACAACCATACCGGAACTACTGCTTCTAACGGAGCGCACCAGCATTTGACGGTTTACAACGCGTTAACGGATGACCCAAGCCAGTATTCGCCGACAGTTTTTTCAAACAAATCTATTGCTGGTATGGGAGGCGCTAATGGGTTTGAGTTCTACACGCTAAATGGAGCATCTTCAGCAGCAAACGGGGGTCTAACAACTTCTGCTGGAGCACATGACCACTCATTCACGACCAGCACACAAGGCTCCAGCGCCACCGACGCCAACCTCCAGCCGTACATCACCGTGGCGATGTGGAAGCGTACTGCATGATCACCCACCACTTCAGCGATGGCTTATACGCCAAGCAAGCGGTTATCCCCGCAGGCACGGCCATTCTGAAGCACACGCATGAGTTCAGCCACCTGTCTATTCTTGCCAGTGGCAAGGTTGCGGTGCTGCGCGGCACAGAGATTGACATTGTTGAAGCGCCAGCCTGCATAGAGATCAAGGCTGGTTTGACGCATGGCGTCAAGGCGATCACGGATTGCGTTTGGTTTTGTATTCACGCCACCGACGAGAAAGACCCGTCAAAGGTGGACGACGTTTTGATTGGAGTTTGACATGCCTATTACAGCAGCCTTAATTGGTGGTGGCGCTTCTCTGTTGGGCGGTATGCTCGGCGGCAGTTCAGCCAAGAAAGCCGCGCAAGCCCAAGCCGCAGCGCAGGTTGAGGCGGCGCGGATTGCGGCTGAAGAATCGCGGTTCCGTCCGGTCGGCATCACGACACGCTTTGGCCAGTCGCAGTTCCAGACCGACCCCCAAGGCCGCGTCTCTGGGGCCAGCTACACGCTTGACCCCCAACTGGCGGCCATGCAAGACCGCTTCTTGGGTCTGGCAGGTGGCGGGCTGACGCAAGCCGAGGGAGCGCAGCAGCAGTTCGCGCCTTTGGGCCAAGCGGCGCAGGGTCTGTTTGGCCTCGGCCAGCAGTACCTAGCCCAGTCGCCTGAGCAGGCCGCGCAGCAGTACATGGCCGGGCAGCAGAACTTGCTGGCCCCAAGCCGTGAGCGCCAGTTTGCGCAGCTCCAGAACCAGTTGTTCCAAACTGGCCGTGGCGGTCTGTCCGTTGGGGCCACAGGCGAGCGCCCAAGCGGTGCGGCTGGCCTTGGTGCTGCCAGCCCTGAGATGGAGGCGTACTACAACGCCATCGCCCAGCAAGACGCTGGCTTGGCTGCGCAGGCCATGCAAGCCGGGCAGCAGCAGACAGCCTTCGGTGCTGGTCTGTTCGGCACGGGCGGCAACCTGCTCACGCAGGGCTACGGTGGTCAGGCTGCGGCTCTGGGTCCGTACCAAGCGTACCTGCAAGGCGCGACTGGCCTAGAGGCTTTGGGCCAAGACGCATTGAACATGGGCTCGGCTTTGGGTGGGCGCAACGTCAACACCACGGGGGCCAACGCGCTGTATGGCGGCGGTATGGCAGCGGCTGGCTCTAACGCTGCGGCCAACGCCTACAACCCGTTTGCCACGGCTTTGGTTGGCGCGTCGCAGAACAAGCAGCTAACCAACGCTCTGGCAAACCAATTCAACCCGTACGGTGGTACGCAGCAAGGCGCGTATGGTCAACAAGACCAGTATTTGGCTGGCGCGTTTGCAAATCCGCAGTCGCAGCAAGCGCAAATGTTGGCCGCGCAGAATTTCGGGTTCTAAGGAGTAAGACATGGCAGAAATTGTGCAATCCTTGTTCGGCGTTTCGCCGGAGTCTTACCAGCAGGCCCAACAGCAGCGGGCCGATGCCCAGGCGCTGCAATACGCGCAACTGACGCCCTTCCAGCAGGCGAACTACGCCATTGGCCGTGGGGCCAACATGCTGGGCGGCGCGATCGGCGGTGCTCTCGGTGGCCAAGACCCTGAGTTGCAGCGCATCACGCTGCGCCAGCAGATCGCGGGGCAATTGAACCCGAACGACCTGTCCACCTTTGACAGCGGCATTGAGATGCTGCGACGAGGTGGCGATGGTCAAGGCGCTTTGATGCTGCAAATGGAAAGAGACAAAGCGCAGCAGCTCTCTCTGACTCGTCAAGACCAAGAACTTGCGCGTCAAGATGCGGCAACAAAACGACGAATTGCAATGGAGTCCCAGGCTCGGACGCAACAGGCTCAATCTCTGTTGCAAGGCGCATACCAGCCTGCTACGCCAGAGCAACAGCAATTTGTTGAGGTGGATGAGCAGGGCCAGCCAGTGGCAATCCCAGCTCGTCCAGCTTCTTTTAATATCAATCCTGTCTTGCCTCAACTCATGCAATCCCCAGAGGGGCGAGCAGCCATCACAGAGCAAGCCAACTTGCTGCCAGCATTGCGAAAACTTGGTGCATCTTCAATGCGTGAGGAGAACCCATTTTCTACTTTCACCGCTGATGCAACCATTCCAAAAAATGTTCAAACACTTGCACAGCAATACTCAAAGAGTTTTGCAAGCGGAGTGCTTGACCCTGAAAAGGCTGATGTAAAAGTCAAAGAGTTGGCTGAAATGACGCAGCGTGTTCAGCAGTTTGACCAGAACCAGCAGCAGATTAAAGACAATCAAGCCATCATGCAGACACTGCGTCAGCAAGGTCTTGAGAACTCTCAGCAAGCTCTTTTGATTCAGCAAGGCAACCAGGCTTTGCAAGCGCAGAATATTCAGTTCCAGCAAGACATGAAGCGCCAGCAAGAGGCTGCTAAAGAAGAAGCACGCAAGAACAAACCATTGCCTTCTTATTTGGCAAAAGAGGAGGAGGCCGACTTCTCTGCCGCAAGCGCAGCAACCAACATTGCCACAGATGCGTATGGATACATTAACAGAATCAAAACGGGTGAGATTAAGTTTGGAGTCAAGGACAGAGCCAGCATTCGAGCACGTCAGCTTGCTGGGTCAGGCGCTCCAGATGTCATTGCCCGTGAAGAATACGACAGGTTTGTGGAAAACTTGGTCAATGAGAGTTTGCGACTGAATAAAGGAACGCAAACTGAAGGTGATGCTGTGCGAGAAGCAAAAGCACTCAAAAGCTCAGAATCAAAAGAGGCTGCTGCCTCTGCAATGAAACGATTGATTGAGATCAACACTCGACGGGCAGAGGGCGCAGCAAGCTCAGTGGAAAAGCGCCGAGCCAATGCAGGTTTTCCTTCAGCTCCTCAACCAATTGTTATTCCCAAGTTTGATGTTCAAATCATTACGCCAGCCGAATACAACAGCTTTTTGAAGAATCCGAAATTCCCAAGTGGTACAGTTTTTGTTGATCCAGATGGCGTTAGAAGGGTGAAACCATAATGGCAAACTACCAAGATGCGCCTTTGGCTGACCAGCCACAGGCTAACCAACCACAAGCCTTTACTTCTGTCCTTGGCCCTGGCGTCCCTTACTCTGGCGTTGCCGAAAGCGCAAGGGCAGTCGGCCAAGGCTTAACTTTTGGCTTTCTTGATGAGCTGGAAGCGGCTGTTCGCACTGGTGCAATCAGTGGGCCTGAGTATGAGCGCCAACGCAATCTTTTGCGTGAGCAACAGAAGCAATTTGGGCAAGATAGCCCCATCGTCAAGACTGGTTTGGAGATCGGCGGCAGCCTGATTGCTCCACTTGGTATTGTCAAGCAGATTGGCCGACTAGCCCCTGCAACGCAATCTTCCATCATTGGCGAGACTTTGCTGGGCCAAGCTGGCCGCGGCACTGCCATTGGCGCTGCAACTGGTGCGGCTTCTGGCTATGGATCTGCCGAAAAAGACGCTGGGTCTGCGGCTGCTCTTGGTGGCATCTTTGGCGGTTTGCTTGGTGGCTCTGTGCCAATTGTTGTTGACAAGGCCGGAACACTCATCAAGAACGTGCTGAACTCTGCTGGTATTGGTGACCAAGAAACAGCAGCATCCAAAATGCTGGCAAGCTATCTCAAAAAGGACAATCTGACGCCAACAGAGGCGCAGCAGGCACTGGATGAGCTGCGCAAGATTGGCGTCCCTAATCCAGTCATTGCGGACTTGGGGAAAAGCCTCAACGATCTGGCTTACAGCGCCTATGTGGTGCAATCCAAGGCCAAGGGAGGCACAGAGTCTTTCTTGGTCAACCGCATGATTGACCAACCCAATGACATTGTGAAGGGCTTGGTTGAAAAAGCTGGCCTGGCTAAGAACGTCAATGGCTTTGAATACCTTGAGGCTTTGACTGCAAATCAATCACGACTTGCCAGCCAAGCCTATCCAGAAGCATACCGATTGGCTGTTGATGCAACGCCATTTAGAAAGTATGTAGATCGCCCTGTATTCCAAAAAGCCTATGAGGAAGCGGTCAAACGAGCTGGTGTTTATGGCAATACTCTGCCTGATTTGAGTGCCATTAGAAACGCTCAATCAGTGCCCACCGACATCTTGCACCAGATCAAGATTGGCCTTGATCGCGTTGTTGATGCAGAAACTGACCCGCTTACAAAAAAAATGACAGGCTATGGCGGTGACGTCTCTAAAGTAAAAACAGAGTTCAACGACCTTATCAAGTCACTCAATCCTGAATACAAGAAAGCAAACGCCGAGTTTGCTGATGCAGAGCGCATCAAAAATGCTTTCAAGATGGGCGAGGACTATCAACGACTTGATCCAGCAGAAGCTGCATCAAAGATCAAGAAACTCAACTCAGACGAGAAAGAGGCTTTCAGGTTGGGCGTTATGGCTGACGTCAACAACCGCCTTGGAAACTTCAAGGGCGGCGATTTCAGCAAACAGATATTCAAATCTGAAAATCAAAAGCTCTTGCTGCGTAATGCTTTCCCAGATCAAGCCTCTTACACTGAATTTTCTCAGTACGTCAAAGGCTTGGGTCAGCAAAGCGCAACCAAGCAAAGAATCCTTGGCGGCTCACGCACAGCAGAAAACCTGTCTGTCCAAGGTGATGCAAACCTCTTGGGTTCTTTGGCTCAAGCAACCGCTACTGGTGACCCATTGAGTATGTTGCGAGCTGGTGGTCAGGCACTGCTTTCAAGAGCAAAGGGAATCAGCGGCGAAACGTCTGAGGCTTTGCAAAAGCGTCTGTTTACCGTTGACCCCATTGAGCAAACTGCAATCTTGCAAGAACTTAACCGCAGAGCGCAAAGACCGAAAACGGGTCTTTTAACTGGCGCTGCGGCTGTTGGGTCTGCCACTGGGATGTTGGGAAATTAAGCCTCAGAGCCGTCCCTTGGGTAGCTCATGCTTATTCAGGGACGGCTTGACGCTGGGCTTGGCCCGGCTGAAGATGCCAAACGCCTTGTAGTCGGTCGTGGCGGGTACGCCTTTGGCGCGGTAAGAAACATCTTTCATAAAGATGCTCGGGCGCGGGTCTTTCTTCCAGTCAAATGGGTTCATTTGGTTACGCTCCAAAATAGCAACAACAAAAAAGCTATCCACAGCACGCCGACAAGGCTAAGTAGCACCCACTCGGCCAAGTATCGAAGCTGCTGACGCCAGATGCTTGGCGGCAGCGGGTCAGCGGCCCGCATCACGGGCTTGTACTTAGCCACACGCACCGGACAGTTGCGGCCCTGGTTGCAGTCTCCAAAATCGTTGCAGCAGTTCATGTGTTCTCCCTCAGTTTTTGTTTCAGATAGAAAATCTCGCCCTGGGCTTTGAGTGCCAAGGTACGGGTGCGTTGGTAGTCAGCAGCAGCTTCCTTTGCCGCTGCGAGCGCCTTGTCCAGCTTCCTAGCCTCACGCTTTAGGATGCGCTCATGCTCTTTGCGTAGGCCCGCAAGCGCAGGCTCGGTGATCGCTGCGACTTGGGCCTCTGTCAGCGCCAGCGTGACGACCTGGGCGCGGTAGAGTTTGGCGGTCATGTGTTCTTCTCCTTGAGTTTGGCTTCGATTTCTTTTATCGGCCCTTCAAAACATTCAATCTGCAAACCGCAAGTTTGACACTCATAGCGCCGCTGCTGTTCGCGTGGGCACATGAAGCTAAGGACGCGCCGCCATTGGTGTTCACAGGTCATGGCTTGCCTCTCAGCATCTCTGCTCTGCAATCGTTCCAGCCCTGCACATATTGGGGATGCTCACCCTCTCGCGTTCCAAACGCATCGGGCACGGCTGGCTGTGCAGCCTGTGCTTCTCGCAGGGCGTCTTTTGCATCCTCAAATCCCCCTGCGCCGTATCGTGTTGCAGCCTCCAACGCCTCCATCACCAATTTCAATGCTTCGTCTTTCATTTGAATCTCCTGACTTTTTCAAATGTCACTTGTTTTTCTGGCGGCGGCGGTGTCATCTTCTCTGAGGGCGGGGTCCAGCCCCACTTGCGCCAGGTGGCTTGAACGTCAGCCCCGCTGCTCCACTTGAATTCTTTGTTCGGTACGGATGGATAGATCATCATTTGCTCTTTCGATTACTAAGTGCCGATAGGCACGGATTGCTGCTTTCAAGTCCGCTTGCAGACTCTCGATCAGCTCGTCTTGCTCAGACAACCGCTTGGCGGCGTCTTGGGCAAACTTGGCCAGGTTGTGCGCTTCCCACGCCGCAAACCTCATGCCAATTCCTCCCGCGCCATCTCATCGGCCTTTTTGCCCCAATAATCTCGGGTGACGCTATCCACCAGAATCCCCACCTGGTCGAATTTGCGCTCGGCCAGCACCTTGCCCAGCACCATCTTGACGTTGGTGCTTGCCTCGCCCAGCGCCTCGGCGATGTTGAAGCCATCCATCGGGTCGCAAGCCTCGCCGTGCTTCAGCAGCTCGGCAGCTCGCGCCTCGATTGCAAACTCAAGGCGCTCGGCCCTGTCCTCGTCAGACTGGCGGCTGTGCATAATTTGGGTGTTCATGCAGCTCATGACGACCACCCATAGAACAGGCAGGCAGCCAAGCCAATGCCGATGACAAGTGCGGTCAGCAGGTCCAGTGCAGCCTCTGCACGGGCGTGCAGCTTGGCAGATCTGACTTGGTAGTGCTGGTTGTATTTGTGGTGTTTCATGGTGGTCTTTCTTGGGGCCTGTGGCCCCGGTTAAGTTAAGAGTAAGACAAGCCCTGGAATTCAAAACTGTCTGCTAACTCAGGAGCAGCAGACTTGCGAATGTTGATGGAAACGCAAGCAAAGCCGTAACGCTCCGCAAGGTATTGCTTGCCGTCTGGCGTATTGGCCACCACCATGATTTCGGTGGAGTTAAAGTCTGCGGGAAAGAAAGTGAAATCGGTCATGTGACCTCCAAAAGTTGGGTTGTTGATGACTGAATCATAACACCACTTCCCACAATCTCACACAATTATTTTATAGGGACAAACCCTTACATCGAAGTGATTTCCACATCATGCGGTTTGCGCTTCCCGTCCAGCATCTCGTGTATGCGTTTCTCGGTCAGGCGGTGACAGTGAATCATGGTGCGTGCAGGCAGCACATCCAACAAGGCGGCATAGTCCTCCAGCACAGCACGGACAGCCTGAATGCCAGCCCCGTCCAGCCTGATTGCGTTACCAGCAAGGTTGCGCTTACCTGCCATTGCCATTGCGGTGATGGCGTCCATCAGCAAGCCAGAACTGTCCTCGCAGACCTTCATGGTCTCGGTCAGAGTCTCCATAAGGTTGACCGCATCGGACACCACCAGCCAATCGTCAGTCGTGGGGTTTTTACCCTGCTCCATAGCGGCCAGCCCCGCATACATGCGCGTTAACTGGTGGCGGCGTGACTCCACAGGCAGCGGCTCGGTGGGGCTGGCCATCAGCCCGTCCAGCATGGTGTAACGCTTGGGCCGCTTCATGCTTTATCCCTTGCGAACTGGCGTGCCAGCTCCAACTTGATGCAGTGCAAAATCTGCGCGGCCAGCGTGCGGGTGTTGGCCTCGGCCATCCTCCGCAGCTCCACCTCCACATCCGCAGGCAGGCGCAAAGTCATGTAGCGGTCTTTGATTTTCTCGGTCATAGCGTGTCCTTGTGTTGGTTAAAAAAGGCAGTGATCTGCTCCTTGGCATCTTCAGCGCCCTTGCACACTTTAGCACAATAGCCCACTTCCTCCAGATACTTGAGCCAATCCTTCTGCTCGGCACTGAGCACGCCACCCTTGATCCGCTTCATCTCCACCCACAAGTGCCATGCGGGAATAAAAAGATCAGGCACTCCAGCGGATACCCCCTCGATCTTCAATCTGGTGGCCGCGGCAATGCTTCTCTGGCCCCCGTTTGGGATTGCAAAAATGCGAACACCTCTGTGGGTCTGGCGAAACCAGCGCACCAGCTCGCGCTGCTCCTCATGCTCCGTTGGTATGCGATCAGTCAAAACGGAACCTCACGTTCCCACTTGGGGCACTCGCCAACAGCCTCGGCAAACTCTGCCGGCGGCTTCATAAAAAACTCAACGCACTGGCCATCGTTGCCGTAGTGCTCACATGTGTGGCAGCAGCGTGGTGGCCCAGCGTTATACCAATCGCGCCACTCAATCAAGAACTCAGGTTCAGCGTGTCTCATGCCCATTTCCTTCGCGTTACTTTGAAAAATTTACCGTCCTTGCGATACTCAATCATGCTTGGAGGTGTTGCGTTGTTCATGTTTTGCACCACCTCGATCATGGTCTTAACATTCAGACCACCAGAAACAATTTGGGCACGCTCTGCAATCGTGATCAGCTTTTGCACAGCAGACTGGCCTGCATAACCATCGTGCGTGATGGCCAGATACTCGGTCACAGCCGGGTCACTCAAGCCCCCGTAGTACGTCACAGCCAGCATCTGCTTGCCCGACGCCTTGCTGGTGTGCTCACGCCACGTCCAGCTTGTCACCTCAAGCTCTTGACCCTCCAGCCCCATGATGTCGTCATCATGCAGTTGCAGTTTCTTGACCTCCCTTGGCGGGAATGGATGCTGGCAGGCAGGGCAGACCATCACCGAGATATGCACCAGCTCGTCGCAGTTCTCGCAAACTTTGAGGGGTGCTTCGCCATTGCCATCACCACCTTTCTTTGGCGGCTGCACGTTGGTGATCGGGCCGTGTGTGGCCACCACGCCAGCAAAGTCGAGGACTAAGCAATCGGCCTTGCCAGCGTGCGGCCTCATGCCTCGCACGGCCATTTGTAGGTAAAGCCCCGGCGACATCGTGGACCGCAAGAATGCAATGCAGTCCAGCGCAGGGAAGTCGTAACCAGTGGTCAAAATCCCTACGTTGCACAGCGCACGCAACTTTCCAGATTCAAAGTCGGCCAGCTTGCGTTCTCGCTCCGCTTTGCTATGCGTTGCGTCCAAGGCTTCGGCAGCAATGCCAGAAGCACGCAGGCACTCAGCCACGGCCTCAGAGTGCGCAACACCAGAGCAAAAAATCAACCAGTGCTTGCAACTGCTTGCCTTCTCGATGATCTCTTGCACCACGGCGCTGTTGTGGTCATCGGTGTTGAACTTGGCCTCCATCTCGGATGCGATGTATTCACCCTGGCGCTTGTGCAGTCCATCAGTGTCCAGCTTGTGCTTGGTTATTTTTGATCGCAGCGGCACAAGGTGGGTTTTGAAGACCAACTCCTCAATGCTCACAGGCTCCAGAATCTCAGAAAAGATCGCAGTCGGCCCTTCTGTTATCAGACCCTGCCCAAGACGATACGGGCTGGCGCTAAGGCCCACAATCCGCATGGCCGGGTTGGTCTCCAACAGGTCGGCAATCAGCTTGCGATAAATGCCACTCTCAGCAGTTGAGACAGCGTGCACCTCGTCGATGATGCACAGGTCAATGTGTCCAATCTCTTTGGCACGTTTTGCCACAGAGCCAATGCCAGCGTATGTGATCGGCTCCCCAAGATCGCGCCTGCCGACGCTGGCGCTGTAAATGCCAAGTGGCGCGCCTGGCCACAGCTTGCGCAGCTTGTCCGCGTTTTGCAAAATCAGTTCTTTGGAATGCACCAGCATCAAGATGCGCGTGTCCGGCCAGTTTTGTAGTGCATCCTTTGCCAGCGATGCAATCACCACAGACTTGCCAGAACCGCCTGGCATATTCAGCACTGGATGGCCTGTCATGTTCTTTTCAAACCACGCATAAAGCATGTCCAGTGCGCGTGTTTGATATTCACGCAGTTGCATTGTGTTCCTTGATGTATTGAGCAGCTTTAAAAAACAGCGACTCACTCTCTCGCAATAATCCAATCGCTTGATTGCATTTTTGACAGAGCAGCCCCCTAACTTTTCCTGTCGAATGACAGTGGTCAATGTGATAGCCGGGTTCAATATTTATAGTGCAAATCACACATTGACAATTTTGCTTATTCAGCATTTGCGAAACGTCCAATTCAGACAGCCCATATTCTTTTTTGATTCGTGCCCATCGCGCTTTTTCTGCTCTTTTGGTTCGTGACTCAACATCGCAATCAATGCAGTTGTTGGTGGTCACATATCGACGGTAATGTCCATTTGGGCAGGCAGCGTCTGACACATACTCCAAAGCCCCAGCATCTATTGCGGCCAGTGCTGCGGCGTGATTAACGGCAGATCTCTTGCTGGATCTTCCGCTTGAATTGATTGAGGCTTTGCCACGGGCATTGGCGATGCACTCGACGCAGTTACCAGACGATGCGTATCGTGGCGACAGATGCCCTTTCAGGCATCTTTTACCAGTGAAATACAGCGTCTGTCCCAACTCCCTGGCACGAATGCCAGTAGCTGCAAGTTTGGAAAACTCAGGGTGAAATTCGTGTTTCTTTGCCATGATGCACTCACATTGAACAATGATTCATCATAACATCAAGCCACCACCCTTCCACCAAACTGTTTGCGCATATCGTGCAACTGCGTCCAGCCCTTATCAGCGCAAGCCCCAGCATTTGCCAGCAGTTCCTTGCTACTGAACACGCCCTCTTGCTCTGGGTCGCCATTGGCCACAGTTGTGCCATTGATCTCGTAAATTGCTGTCCATTCGTCCGGCCCATCCTTGCGCTGCCACGGCACCAGATCAGGGTGCAGGACATGACTCTCGCAGCCATTGCGCTGTGCATCCACCGGAATCACATCGTCCCATTTGCCGCAGTGCCAGGTTGAGTCTGACAATGGTGTGGCCATCGCACAGGTGCGGCAGTTCACATGCTTGGTAGTCTTGGACTCATGGCAGAACTCATGCGCATCGCAGAATTTGCACTGATACCAGCTCGCATCGGTGCTGATCGGCTCCGGCATCCTGTCGCTCAAAGCAATGTAATGGCCCCGGCGCACGGCCTTGTCGGCCACATCCTTGTCCAGCTTCACGCGCTCGGTGTGGATGCGGTCATCGTCCTTGCAGACGGCCACATAAAGCGCACGGTCCAGACCAGTGCCAGCCATGTAGACCTGCATCTGCACAAAGTGCTCGGGCTTGGACTTCTCCACGCCATCTTTCACCAGCGCATCAAACGACTTCTTGCTATGCGTTTTAAACTCGGCCACATGCTTGGTCTTTGGCGCTTCAGGAACACCAGAGTCGATGATTGCATCTAGCGAACCCGAGACATGGCTGCCAAAATCAACCCGGTGCTGGCTCGACACCTTGCGCACATCCAGACCAATGGCACGCAGGTCACTGATGATGTTGGCTTCCTCTTGATGGCCACGGCGGAACAATCGCAGGATGCGGCCAGAGAACTCAGGCTGAACAGCCCACCGAAACGACAGCCATAGCCACCTGTCGCACACATGGCCCAAACTACTGGCCCCAAGATGTGGGCGAGGCACTTCGGCAGTGGCTTCATGGTGCTTGTCAATCAGCGCCTGAATGTTATGATCACTCTCGGGTATTTTCATGGTTTCTCCTGTTGGGAACTTTGCCCCGGCCTTCATCAGCCGGGGCTTTCTTTTGCTTACTTCTTAGCCCACGGTGGCGCTGCCTTGCCAGCAGATGGCGCAGGGTTGCTTTGGCCTTGTGGCATAGAGGCCGCAGGCGCTGCACTTCCAGACAAAGACTTAAAAGCCTTCACCTCGTTGCTGGCCCCATACTGAGCGTCTTGCTTGACCTCCAGCTTGATGCCAATCTGGCCACCAATCAACTGGTCGGTGTCGGCAACCTTTGCCAAGCCAATCGCACGCATGATGTCGCCTAATTGCTGGCGACCAATCTCCTCGGCCTTGGGGTTGGCATTCTTGATGTTCAAATTGCCAAACACCACACGACCCTGGTGGCTTGGGCCAGTAATGTCGTAACGCAGCTTGATGTACTGGCCATTGCCAGCCTTGGTGGCCTTCAGCTCGGATTGCGAGATGGTGGCGGTGTACCAGCCAGCAGGCAAAGGCTCAAAGCTGCCAGTGTTGCCAACAGGCATGTCGTTGACGTTAAATTCTTCGTTCAGAAAAGCCATAATTTACTCCTTGGGGATGATTTTGAAAGATGGGCGGCCAGGCTTGGCCGTGATAGCACCAGCCAGAGGCCCAGTGATGGATTCGTCGGCTGCTTTCCAGATCGACATGTTGATCTCCGGCTTCCACCGGAAAAGTGTTGCAAGGTGATCGCTCAGTCCGGCCTCAGTGGCAAGCATTTGCAGCTTCTCTGAATCGACCTTGCGGTCAATGCGTCCCTCGATCTTGATCTCAAACCTTTCTGCACCAACGGTCTCGGTGCTGTCAAGCTGGTCTGATATACGTGCCAACTTCTTGATGTGGTCCTCAATATCGCGTCGATCTTCTGTTGCATCTTTTTCTTCTTGCTTTGCTCTGAGCCACATCTGGGCCAACTCGGCCATGTCGGTGGTTTCGATCATGCTTCTCTCGCTTTCAGCATGGCATCGGCACAATCGTAAGATTCAACAGCTACTTCATTCCACAATTCATACAAACAAGCAGGACTTTCTTTAGACATTTCTTGAAAATGTTTGTCCAAAATAAGTGACTGCATCGCCTTCGCCGCAAAGTAATCCCTCAGCGTCATGCCCTCATGCCCGTTGTAGCCAACGGGAAAGGCTTGGTCGTTCTTTTTCATGCTCGGCCCCCAATCTTGTTAATAATGGCCCCAAGGTCTGGCGCTTCCCAGCCAGCCAGCTTGCCCGAACGATCCTTGGCCAGCCACAGGCCATCGCTGTCGCACATCAAGGCACGTTGCGTCACGCCCTCGGCATCACGCTCAACACGCAGCGCCAGCACCTCGTCGAAGAAGTAAGGCAGACCTTGCGTCAAGCTCTTGCCGGGCATCCCAGGGTTGTAAAGCATCTTGCCCATCTCATCGGTAGACTTCTCCAGCTTGGCGCTCATGTACACATGCTTGCCCGGCAAATCCCGAAACGCACGGATCAGCTCTTGCATGGTGGTGTTCATCTCACCATAAGCCGCACGCCCGTCCTTGGACTTCTTCATCTCATGGGCCAGCACCACCTCGGCCACCTCGCTGATCGAGTCAAGCGCCACTGACTCAAAGCCAGATGCTTCCTTGCTGTCACGGCACCAAGTAAATGCCTCGCGCAGATCGTCCATGCTGGTGATCTCGATGTAAGGCAGGTCAGCGTCCTGAATGGACAACAAACCACCCTCCGCAGACAATACGATCACATTGGGCAAAGTCTTGACCAAGGTGGTCTTGCCTGCACCAGCTTGCCCGTAAACAAGCAACTTCACCCCATTGGCAGTTAAACCGCCAGTCGATTTCAAATTGATAGCCATCTGGCTCTCCTTCTTTTGCACCACTGTCAGGGAATCTGTTTGTGGTGTGCCTAGACTTTACCACAATTAAAAGATATGATGTCAACATATTTTTTCAACAAAGGCAGAAAACATGAAAACACAGGAAGCTATTGACCATTTTGGAGGCCTTCGCAAGTTGGCTGAAGCCTTAGATGTTTGGCCGCAGGTGATCTACCAATGGGGCGAGACACCCCCAATGGGACGGCAGTACGAGCTGGAGGTTAAGACGGGCGGCAAACTAAAAGCAGATACGCAGGAGGCAACAATCAATGGCTGACCTTTCAAAAGTCCTCGGTGGCCCTTGGGCGCCACCACCAGAGAAACTGGTTGCCTCGCCAGAGGCTCAACTAATTGACGCAATGCGTGCAGTGGGTTTGGAGCCACCAGATCACATCGAGATGGATGGCAAGATTCATCGTTTTAAGTCAGGCACTAAGGGAACACCGGGCATCGACAAGCCCGGTTGGTACTTGGTGTTTGGTGATGGCATCCCAGCAGGGCGCTTCGGCTGCTGGAGGGCGGGCATTGAGCAGACATGGAGGGCAGACGTTGGCAGAAAACTGACCGAATTTGAAGAAATGGCCCACGCAAGGCGCATCAATGAGTCCATGTTATTGCGGGAAGCTGCCCAAGAGCGCCAGCATCAAATTGCTAGTGAGACAGTGGAAAAGATCTGGCTTAGTGGTCTTGGAGCGCACCCCGATCACCCTTACCTTAAACGCAAGGGCATCCAGACGCATGGCGTTCGCGTCACTGGCGATGGCCGATTGATGGTGCCGCTGTACGATTCAGAGGGAAAACTCAGCACCCTCCAGTACATTGATGAGGATGGTGGGAAGCTCTACCACCCTGGCGGCAAATCAGGCGGGAAATTCTGGATGATAGGCTCACTGGATGAGCCTGGCACCTTGTACGTTGCTGAGGGTTTTGCAACTGCGGCCACGATTTATGAAACCACCAACCGACCTTGCGTAGTGGCCTACAGCGCCAGCAGCTTGGTGCCCGTTACAGCCAGCCTGCGTGAAATGTATGGCGCAACTCAGGACATCGTTATCGTGGCAGACCATGACAAACACGGCGTTGGGCAACGCTATGCAGACCAAGCCAGCGCCAAATATGGGGCCAGAGTGGTGATGCCGCCCATTGAGGGTATGGATGCCAATGATTACGCACAGGCAGGCAACAACCTTTCAGCACTTTTGGTGCAACAAACAGGCACCGCAGTAATTGACAAGCTCAAGGTCGTGTTTGGCGACAATCTTGGCGGTGATTACGAGGCACCAGACGAACTGGTTGAGGGCTTGATGACCATTGGCAGCGCAGTCGTGGTGTACGGCGACAGCAACTCAGGCAAAACCTTTTGGGCGCTTTCAGTGGCCACAGCCATTGCCACTGGTGCAGACTGCTACGGCAAAAAGACCGATCCCGGCTTAGTGGTGTACTTGGCCAGCGAAGCACCAGCCAGTATTCGCTCAAGGATGCAGGCCATTAAAAAGTACCACGGCTGCAACCTTGAGAACTTGGCAATGGTGCCAGTCCCCATGAACTTCTATAACGGCGATCAAGATGCCCACGACGTCATCGAGCTGGTCAGGACCATTGAGCAGATCAAGGGCCAGCCCGTGCGCCTCATCATTGGCGACACCTTGGCCAGAATGAGCGCCGGAGCCAACGAGAACAGCGGCGAGGACATGGGACCAGTTATGGCCAGATTCGACCAAGTGGCCACCGCCACAGGCGCAGCCCTGATGATCATTCACCACAATGGCAAAGACGCAGCCAAAGGCGCTAGAGGCTGGTCAGGCATCCGAGCACACATCGACACCGAGATCGAGGTGGTGGAGAAAGATGGCATCAGGTCAGTCACCGTCACCAAGCAGCGCGAACTCCCAAGCAAAGGCGACACGATTTACTTCAAGCTGGAGGTCGTGCAAATGGGCACCACCAAGTTCGGAAGCCCAGCCACCACTTGCGTTGCCATCCCAGATGTGGAGTCCAACACCAACAAACCCCACAAAAAACCCTCCAAACATGATGAGAATATGCGCACCATTGAGCGTGCTTGGTGGGCATCCGGCGCAGAAGATCGTGAGGGTTTACCCTATGTAAGCAGGTCAGCACTGCGTGATTTGCTGGTCAAGGATGGCATGTCAGAGCGCACCGCCAAGAACAAGACCGAAGCCTCCAGGTCGGATGGCATCATTGCACCAATGCTTAATGCGGGCGCTTTGGAGCCAACAGAGCACGGCTGGGTGTTCAAAAATGAGGCACAAGCCAGTGCGATGTTGATGCAAAGAAACGCCCCTAAACGCCCCTGAGCGCCCCTAGGGGTTTTTAGGGATTAGGGGCAAAAGCCCGTGAAATCGCCCCTCCCCGCCCCTAAAACGTATACGTTAGGGGCGGTAGGGGCAACGGGATGCGGAATGTTTGGGATGGTTGATTAAGTTTGGAAAGACAGCAATGGTCGGCAAAGCAACTCCAACGGTTAAGTACTTCCAGCGCACCCTCGGTGATGCTGAACGTGCCATCTTGCTGGCGGCAGGCAGTGGCGACATCTCGGCTGGCTTCTTGGAGGTCATCGATACCTACCGTCATTTCTACAATCTTGGATTGCGGCCCGATACGCCTCTTGAGAGCGTTGTCCTTGTCATCCCACAGCCTCAAGATGATGGTGGCTTGTAGGCCCGTCTGAGGCCTTTGGTAAGGCATTGGTGATGGTGAGATGGGTGGATGTTTTAAGGATGGATTGTTGAATGAGAATCATTCTCAATTGGCGATGGACCCCCGGAAATGGACCACCCGCCCTTTTCTCATTTTTCTTTCCCCGATTTCCCCAGCCGACCCCAGTTATCCACAGCCCGAATCCAAAACTTATCCACAGATTGCGGTGCATAACCCTGCGCTGTTGCCTTCGGTATTCCTTTTTCTGTGCATAACTCAGGATCGACTTTACATAATGGACGTTGTATGAAGTGGAATCGGGAAAACCCTAGGAACTGACGACTTTTGATGGGGGGGGAGGGGGTCGGTCGCTGTTGTGAATATTGATGTACCCTCCCCCGCCCTTAAAAAGCTAAAATAGCGAAAACTCCGAAAGGGCAAAGTGGCTACGAAAAAAAAGCAAAGTGCGGTGCAGCTCACCATTCAGCAGTACGCAAACAACCCACCGGCGACCTTGCCGAAAACTGACAACCAGAGGATCAAGGAGCTGAAAGAGCTGATGATCAGGTCTGGCGGCAAGGATGTCGCGGAGAAAGTGATCCAGATTGCGCTGAATGATGCGCACCCTGGTCAGATGGCGGCGCTGAAGATGTGCATGGACAGGACGCTGCCGATCGGTATGTTCGAGAAGGACAAGAACCAGCGCAGCGCCATCACGATCAACATCACGGGCCTGGGCGAAGCGCCTGCAATCGACAGCATAAATCCTGCTGAAGATGTAGAATATAGGCAAGCCGACTCGTAAGAGCTTTTAGCGCGTTTTGGGGTGCGCGTGGCTGAACACCCCGATCCTTCTAAAAGAGGCCACCATGACAAAAGCAGCAGAACGCGCTCAAGCGAAAGCGCTTGGCGAGCGTTTTTACACCACAAGCAAGCCCTGCAAACGCGGGCATATATCTAAACGATACACAGCCAAAGGCACTTGCTGCGAGTGTATGGCTGTTGATTTTGAATTGAAAAAAGAAGCGCGCCTTAACCAGATGCGATCAAATTACGAGTCCAAAAAATCGCACTATTCGGACAGGATGGCGCTTTGGCGATCCGATAATAAGCACAAACAGGCGGTGTACTCCGCTAAAAAAAGGTCCGAGCTGTTGCTGCGGACACCAAAATGGTTAGACGCTGGCGCATTTGAGCAGATTGAAGAATACTATTTCACCGCGCATATGCTTGGTATGCACACGGGCGAGCACTATCATGTTGACCACATAGTGCCTTTGCGGGGCAAGTTAGTAAGTGGGCTGCATGTTCCGTGGAACTTACAAGTCTTGACCAAAGTTGACAACCAGCGAAAGAAAAACAAATTCCATGTCTGACCTTAATTTTCAACTGTTACCGTGGCAACAAGAAGTTTATTTAGACCCGCATCGATTTAAAGTTATTGCCGCTGGACGTCGGTGTGGAAAAAGTAGGCTGGCGGCAACAACTCTTATTGTTGAAAGCCTGAAGTGCCCGCCGGGCTCTGCGGTGCTTTATGTGTCTCCAACGATGGGTCAGTCGAGGCAGATTGTTTGGGACTTGTTGCTGGACCTCGGGCGAGACGTGATCCAGTCATCACACGTCAACAACTTGGACATCACGATGGTCAACGGTGCGCGTATCTACGTCAGGGGCGCAGACCGACCCGACACGCTGCGAGGCGTCTCCCTAACCTACGCAGTTCTGGACGAGGTAGCCGACATCAAGCCAGAGGCGTGGGAGCAAGTTATCCGCGCTTCCCTCTCCGATAGGAAGGGCCGAGGGATGTTCATCGGCACGCCCAAAGGGCGCAACTGGTTTCACGACCTGTGGAAGCTGGGGCAGGATAACCAAGACAGCGACTGGAAAAGCTGGCACTTCACCACGCAGGACAACCCGCTGATCGACCCCACCGAGATCGAGTCGGCCAAGAAGACCCTCAGCACCTTTGCGTTCAAACAGGAATATCTTGCATCTTTTTCAAATGCGGGCGCCGACGTCTTCAAAGAGGAGTGGATCAAGTACGGGGAGGAGCCGGACTATGGCAGCTACTTCGTGGCGGTGGACTTGGCTGGGTTTGAGGAAGTGGCCAAGCAGGCGGCGAACAGCAAGAAGCGGCTGGATGAGTCGGCGATTGCGGTGGTCAAGGTGACGGACGACGGCAAGTGGTTTGTGAAAGAGATCGAGCATGGACGCTGGGACGTGAGGGAAACAGCCGCCAAGATACTGATGAAGATGCGCGATTACCGACCTTTAAGCATAGGAATCGAGAGAGGGGCGCTGAAGAACGCGGTTTTGCCGTATCTGTCAGACCTGATGCGGAAAAACAACGTGTACAGTCACATCGTGGACCTGACGCACGGCAACCGGAAGAAGACCGACCGGGTGATTTGGTCTTTGCAGGGGCGGTTTGAACACGGTAGAATCGTCCTGAACAGCGAAGAAAACTGGGACACGTTTGTGGACCAGCTTTTGATGTTTCCGTCGCAAGGCGTCCACGACGACCTGCCGGATGCGCTGTCCTACATCGACCAGTTGGCCGTCACCAGCTACTTTGAAGACGCTGATGACGAGGACTGGCAGCCGATGGATGTAATATCGGGGGTATAGCCACCGACATAGGGGTCAAAATGGATCAAAACGAATTCGATGAGCCGACAGAGAACGACAAAGAGCTGACGGCTTTTGTCGTTGACCATTGCGACCGCTGGCGCGACTACCGCAACACCAACTTTCTGGACGATTACCTCGAATACGAGCGTATTTTCCGTGGTGAGTGGGCAGCAGAGGACAAAACACGGGATTCTGAGCGATCAAGAATCGTGACTCCGGCCACCCAGCAGGCTGTCGAGACCCGGCACGCGGAGATCATGGAAGCCATCTTCGGGCAAGGCGACTTTTTCGACATCGAAGACGACCTGAAAGACGTAAACGGCAACCCGTTGGACGTTGAGATGCTCAAAGCGCAGCTCACGGAGGACTTCAAGCAGGACAAGATCCGCAAAGCCATTGACCAGATCGAATTGATGGCCGAAATCTACGGCACTGGCATTGGCGAGATCGTTGTGAAGACGGAAAAGGTGTTTGAGCCTGCAACTCAGGCGATTCCTGGCCAGATGGGCCAAGCGGCTATTGGTGTGGTCGAGAAAAGCCGGATTGCGGTCAAGATCATGCCCGTCAACCCCAAAAACTTCCTGTTTGACCCCAACGGCACGTCTG